GGTTTCGTCTCCTATTTGAACACTGTTCTGGTCAAAAGCTTTAATATCCCACCGATACATAATATCAGTATTCAGAACACCCGTGTTCACTCTACAGTGAGGATGCGTACCTAGAGGAATGGTATACCGGGCGTCTGCAGCATCAGTCGTTGCTCCGCGCACATAGTATAGCTGGTTAGTCTTCTGAAGAATCTCTAACGCACCATAAAGTCCTTGTCCACCTTCAACCAAGTCAGGCGTACCAAAAGTACGAATGAGGTCAGCTGGAGAAGTTAAAAGTGTTGCTTTATCAACAGGACCGCGAGAAGCGAATCCTACCAAACCAACAATAGAAGGATTGACAGAGGGAGCGTAATCGGATACGTCCTTCTCAATCGTGTATACACCGGGGGAAACGAAGTTAGCCATAAATCTTTACCTTTATAAAATACGAAGAAGTTGTCGTTTTTGCAATTCCAGACATAAATCTGTGATAGCCTTCTGTGGCACGGAAATAGTTCTTCCCGCTACCAGGCAAATATGTTCAAACTGGCGTCCAGACTTAAGAACGATTTCTAAGTCTTCGCCAGCAACATTAGTGATTTGACATTGTTTCATAACACTTCTCCTCTTCTATTATTTAGAGGGACACGACTGTGAAAGTGTTATAATTTCAAAATTTAAGTGGAAGAAGGGGGATACACTTGTTCGAACTCATATCCTGATGTATCCAATATAGAATTAGAAGGGACTCCCGTACCGGAGAAGGTGATATCCGTCTTCAGATTGACCTCGAAATTCATCTCAGTGATATCTCCATTAGACTGTATCATATACTTCCTCGTAGGCATATAGGTCTCTACCTCAAAAGTAAGAATCTTCCGAATAACCCTATCTTCTCTATCTGGTGCGCTGATAGTGGAGTTATCTGACACTGCTGTTATGAAAGCACAGGCGTTTGTTACAAAGTCCGTGCCTACTCTCAAATGCGGACGGAATTTAGCCATAGCATACTCTATCAATTGGTTCATGTCTTCCACATAGCGTGTCCATAAATTTAGTTGATATGTTATGTTCACAGCTTTGGGAGATAGAGAGGCTACCCGGGTATGGCGTCTACTCTTCTTATCGTGAATTGTCCAGAACTCAATATCAGTATTGGGACGCCTTCTATCTACATCCTCAGCTGTATCAGCAATAGCTATGGTCATCATAGGTAACGTGAGGTTGCGGTTTTTGAAAAGCATGGCAATAGCTCGCTCATAATTTGCATATGCCACATTGACGGGATGAATCTCATTATCAGTACCCAGGATTTGAGCATCGCTAAAAATATTTAAAAGTTCTTTTGAGGTCTTGCGATAAAATTCTAAAGTTCTAAAATTGGCATTCTCTCGTTCAAAAATCTGTCTTTTTATATCAAAAACATTCTGAATCTTCCTTCCGTTTACAAAGGTTTCGCGGGTACCATCCACCATAGGAGGATACCTATCATACGGAGGTCCTGATACCAGCATTAGTAAGCCGAGAATGGTGCAGGTTCCTCAATTTCTTGAAGCAATTGATTCTCCAGGAGCTCCATCTCACGTTGAGACTCTTCAATCAAAGCTGCGCCATTCAGTTGAGCGCCTCCTTGCGGAGAGGGGAGTGTAGCGTACTTCCCTCTGATTTCCCCCAGAATTCCTTTAGATATGGCTAAAGTATATCGTTGCATCCAACTTATAAAATAATGGTGCAGTGTATCGGAGTTTAAACATTTATACTCAATCACCACATCTTCTAAGTCATCTATTACGGGGGTGGGATAGACCATTAGGTACTTATTATTAGTGATTTGGAAAGACCCTTCTCTACCCAGAATTTTACGTATTTGTTTCAAATGCATTTTAAGAAGCAGGAAGTCACCTACGGAGAAATCGTTGAAAAGGAAGTTCTCCTGAAAATACTTAATAAAGAAGTCCATCTCCAGGGAGTTTCCTGCTAAAGGAACGCTGAGAAGAGACTTCTTATATGCCGCATACCTAAAGTTGTTTACCATGAAAGATGGTAGTTCGTACATATTAACTCTAGGTACGCATTTGAAAGCGGCTAATTGAGTACACCAATCAGGCGCATGATAATCTAATTTACTAATAGCTTCATCAATAGCCGTGAGTATTTGGAAATCATCGAGTTCTACTCTCACAACCGGAAATCCTAACCGCGCTTTAACAAAATCTTTAATTATTGTATAAAACCTATTAAACTCAACCGTCTCGGAAAAGTAACGGCGGTTAAGGCTGTCGTAAGGAATATCACCGGAAGGAGCGGTAAAGGAAGAAGTGTTGCTTCCCTCTCCATACCTATCCGTAGTGAAAGGTCCCCACGCGAAATTGGGTTTTACTGGATTTAGTACCATACTCTTATATATGGAAGAAGCCCAGCCAAAAGGCTGGGCTTCTCATTAACTATCCTAAGAAGGATTAGTAGTTGTCGTATGCAGGTGTGCCTAGAGCAGAAGCCTTCATGAACGGAGTCGTGAGGTAACGGCTATCAGCGCCAACGATACGGATTATTCGATAGAACCTTGCAGAAGGGTTAATTTGAGCAGTCGCATAGCGAGTAATCAAGCCCTTTCTTGGCTGGAAGGTGGTTGGGTCCGTGATGGTGGGTAGCATTTGTAGCGGAATGTACGGAGCGTACACAAAGCCTGCATCCATCGGGGAAGCCCCCTTGTAACCAACAAGAATCTCGTCTTCAGGGTAGAGAGGGTCAACGTAAACGTCGTAAGAACCCATCCACTTACCTTTGTATTCGATAGAAGCACCGAGCTTACCCGATTCTTCACCGTTAATACCGCCTTCAAGCTTAGCAGCAGACTGTAGCATAGCAGCCACGAATGGCGAGCATACTAAGTAGTTAGCTGCAGCACGTAAAGTCGTACGGTAGATATCTTGTGATGCGAAGTTAACTACGGCAACCAAGTTGCTGTAGACTTCACCTACATGACGAGGAGCAAGTCCAAGTGCTGTAGTACCAAAATCAACGAAGAATACGTTAGAACCTAGTTCAGCGGCAGAAGGCATAGAGGCGTTAGAATCTCGCGCACTATCCATCCCATACTGGTTTTGAGTCCAAGTATCATTATCGTTGCTTCCTTCTGGTTGAGTGAAGGTAAAGCTTCCTTGAGCACCGGCTTGAACGCCGTCACCAGTTCCGCCACCACCTTGACCTAGCTGAGAGCTACCAAAGTCGTTAGAGTTTTGACCGTTGGTGTAGTTCCACCAGTTAGCGTTGTTCAAAGACCCGGGCGAGTAGCCATAAGCTAACGTCCGAATAGATTCAACGATTTCACGGTCGATTTCCAAAGCTACTTCCTTAGAAAGAAGCTCAGTCAATTCCCGTTCGAGGTCTAGGTTGTGGTAAGCACGAAGGTCTTGTGAAGCTTCCAACGTCCAAAGGGCGCGGAACTTACGAGTACGTGCAGTTACAGACTGTTGCTCGATAGTGAAGTTAAGCTCAGGAATACCCGAACCAGCAAGACGTTCACCAGCAGACACGAAGTACTGTGGACCAGCAATGCCAGAGTTAGGGAAGTTCGCAATACGTGAACCTGCAGTCATCGCAGATACATTACCTACGGATTCAGCAGCCGCGAGGCTGTCAGTCAGAGCGTTGCCATCAGCCATACTGGTGATGTCATCACCGACACCAGAAAGACCTGACAATGCAAATTGACCAGAAGCAACGTTGCCAGCACCAGTGCCTTTAGCGGCGGCGCTGTCAAGACTACCAAGGTTGTTTTGAGCTTTGCCCATCCGACCTGCGTAAACCATACGGTACTTCGAGTATACGGTATCGTATATGGTAGTCCCGCCAGCATCCCGACCAATACGGTTGTAACCAAGATAGAAAATCTGGGAAACAGGACCTTGCATTGGCTGAACGCCGCAAATCTTATTAGCGATTAGTTCCGGGAAGACCCGGCGAACGAGTGGAAATGCGAACTTTTGGAAAGTACCAAGGTTACCTACAGTCGTTGCCTCTTCAAGAGTACCAGATTCACGAGCAGATTCGGTTAGAATGCTCTTGGCTTGGTTCTCCAGAAGAACAGCAGTCATTTGACGAGTAGAGTCATCGGTGATTCCTTCCAGGATAGGCTCCCACTTCTCACATAAAGATTGACTTTGTGTATTATTCAACATAATTTTAAATTTTTAGTCTTTTAGGACTTCCTGCTTTTTTGACAGGTTTATTACGTCCTCAGTGAGGAAGATGTTATTAGCCGCTTCCGGGGAAGGACGGCTCGAATCGGTTTCGTTAGTGATAACGACGGCGGACTCAGAAGATTTAAATGGTAGTTTAGCACTTTCAGTCAGCTGTGCGTTTTCTTCATGCAAACTCTCCACTTTCTCGGAAAGCATTGAGTTCTCATGGAGAGAGTTTTTGAGTTGTCCGTTTAAAGACTCCACACTCTCTTGTAGTTCCCCAATTTCTGTTTCTTGGGTGGATATAGTCGAGTCAACGTCAGAAGCTTCTACCTCAGCTGCGACTATAGCACGAATATTTTCGTAGATACGGTAACCACGCAGAACTTCATCCTCGGATTCTACTTCTGCTTTGGCAACTTCTTTCAAGTCAGCAATCTTGGTACGAAGGAAACCGCTTACTTTGGCTTCCATCATTTTAACTTCGTCGGCTACTCTCTCCTCGACAGCTTCGTTTACCATAGAAAGAACCTCTTCGATTCCTGTCTGCGATAATCCATCGGGAAGTAGCTTAGCGATTTGTTCAATTTTATTATTCATAGAAAATACTCCTACTGTTTATATCTACTGAGTTTAGGAAAAAAATACGTTATTTTTACTTCAAAAGTCTCCTTAACGCTGTAAGATAAATTCGTTCCGCCTCTGCTTGGTTCTGTGCTATCTCTCCTGTGTTCCTATTCTCCATAAGCTGTTTGTGTTCAACTAGCTCTGGAAAAGCGTTCTGGCAGGAGGGGTCAGCGACCATATCCCAAGTAATCATGCGCAAATTGTCTTGTACCATGTAAGCATCTTCTTTCATATCGTGTTCAACGCTTCCTGTGGCACGGGAAGATATACCAATGCGGACACCAGCTTTGGCTAGCTCCTGTAGTATTCTTCCGGATGGGGTGTCGAGAAATTCAGCTTCCCCTACTAAAGTCTGTCCTTCCATTTTAAGGTTGGTAATAATATGAGAAACGTTTGCTAAATGAACAACTTCGT